CCCAAGAACTTCGGGGAATCATGTCTGGGTTTGCGCCGGACGCTCCTGCGGCAGACGTCGCTGGCCGCTTACAGAAGGGCGGCTTTTTTCAAGAAGCCGGCCAGACGCTTCAGCAGGCTGCTTTGCGCGACAAAGCTGCCCGAGAGGCGCAGACGGCGCGGTTTACTGAGCTAAAAACAAAGGCTGAACTGGCAGGCCGCATCTTTTCGGGCGTGTCCGACCAAGGCTCGTACACCGCCGCCCGGACGCGTGCGATCCAACAAAATCTTGCGACCGCCGATGAAATCCCCGAAGCCTACGACAAGGCTGCTGTCGACCGCATCGTGCGCAACGCGATCGATGTACCAAAAGCGCTTGAGCTAGAGTACAAGGGGCGCCAGACCGCCGCCCAAGAAGCGCAAGCTAGCGCCGCCGGCACACGCGCCCAAGCCGCCGTGTCTCAAGCCGCTACGGCAGCGGACAAGGCAGCGTTTGAGCGCACAAACGCAGGCCGCGACAAAGGCGCTCGCCCACAATTGCTGATGCTACAAGACGCTTTGGCAGACTTGGAAGCCGCCGGTCAAGGCGATACTGAGCGTGCGCAACAAATCCGCAACCAGATCCGCGCTTCTACATCAAAAGGCGCGGTTGAGCTGTCACCAAAAGACGTACAGGCGCGAGAAGCCAAGTACCCGCAGGCGACGCTGGCGCTGCGTACGTTTGATGAAAAAACTGATGAGTTAATTAGTGATTTACAGACGCTAAAAAATCACCCCGGCTTGAGTGGTATTACGGGGTTGATCGCCGGAAGAACGCCTGCGGTCACAGGAGACGCTCGCAATGCCAAAGCAATATTAGATAAAATTTTGGCGCGTGGCGGCTTTCAAGAGTTGCAAAATTTGCGGAATGCATCACCAACGGGCGGTGCGTTGGGCCAAGTGTCTAACACAGAAAATCAATTCTTGCGGCAAGCATTTGGCACACTTGACCCGGTGCAAGACACCAAAGACTTCAAACGCGGCGTCGATCAAGTTATCCGTGAACTTGAGGGATCTAAATCGCGTGTCCGCGATGCGTATGATTTGACTTACGAATACCGCGCTGGGCAAGCACCTGCCGCACCAGGCGAGTCGCGCAGCGCTACACGTCGAGGCACGGCTCTCGGCGCTGAGTCGGGCGCACCCGCGCAAGTTAAGTCAGACGCCGACTACGACAAATTGCCTTCCGGCACAATGTTTAAAGGGCCGGATGGTGTTTTGCGAAGGAAACCGTAATGAGCTGGCGTGACGCACCTGCGGTTGAAAGTTGGAAATTAGCGCCGGTAGTTGAAGACGGCGCAAAAGAAGTTCAGCAAGCCCAGCCGCGCGGCGAGCCACCTGCATGGGCTGCTGAGTACCCGAATCTCTATAAAGCCGCTGTTACTACGCGCCAGATGGCTGGCCCTACGCTTGAGATGTTGGGCGGCTTGGGTGGGGCGGCTGTCGGTACGGTTGGCGCGACTCCCGGCTTGGGTACGTTGGCAGGCGCGGGCGCGGGTTACGCGGGCGCTAAACAGGTATTACGTCTCGCTGACCAATATCTAGGTCTTGAGCCACGACTCACGCCGCAGGACGCCATCACCCGCGCTACAAAAGACATTGCAGAAGGCGCTACGCTTGAGGCCGGGGGCCGTGTGGCCGGTCAATTGATCGGCGCGGGCGTCGGCAAAGTTATGAACGCGCGAGAGATTGCAGAGCGCCGCGCAGCGACACTGGCACAACAAGCCGTTGGCGATGTAGGCAAGGCCAGAGAGATTTTGGCCGCTGCGCCCGAAGGCGCCACTGCGGCGCAAGCGCTTGCGGCACCTGGAACCTTTCAGCCGACTGCGCAAGCGCTACTTCAGCGTGCTGCTAAACGAGCGCCCGAAGCGTTGGGCGCTACGACAGGTCGCACGGCCGGCATGACACCAAGTCAAGCTGCTCAGATCGAAAACGAATTAGCGGTGATGGCGGGCGGACCAACTGCAACAGCAGCGCGTGCGGCGCGAGAAGCGGACGTCAACGCGCTTAATCAAGCCTTGCTGCCGCAGCGGGATATCGAACTCCGCGCAATCAATGAGGCGGAAGCGGCGCGGCAGCGACTTCAGGCGCAAGCGACGCGGATGGGCGGCGCAGCGCAACAGAAAGTTGAAGATGTACGTCGATTTGCAGCGGCAGAAAACCGCGCTCTCGGGCGCGCTGCTGGCGAAGCCATGCAAGGCCGCGCGCCGATGAGCGAACGTATGGTTGATCTGGCAAATCGTGCTGATCAAGTCATGTCAGACGCGGCGCAAGGATCATTGAAGTTTGGGGACGCTGCGCGGTTTGCAGAGTACGGTCTTGATAGCATTAAAGCGCATGGTTTAAAACCGCTAGAAGCCGATGATGTCATTACGCAACTTCAAGCGACATTGCGGCAGCCTCAGTTTGCTGGGAATCGTGACATCGTTGCTGCGATGAATCGTGTAGCCGATGACATTCGTAAATGGACCAACTCCGGCGGCGTTATTGATGCGTTTGCATTGGACGCCATTCGACGCAATTCAATCAACGGCGCGGCGCGCGATTTGCTGGGTGCAACCGGCGATGTCAAGGCGCAACGAGCGCTGGCGGCAGAGCTACTGTCAAAAGTGAAGCCTGCGGTCGACCGCGCCATTACTGAAGCGTCCGGTAGCCCGGCTTACACGCAGTACCTTGAAGCATACGCTAAAGGTCGGCAGGCAGTTGAGCAACGCCAGCTCAGCGCCAACGCTTTGCAAATGTTCGATACCAACCCGGATGAGTTTGTTAAGCTGGTGCGTGGCAACAAGCCAGATGTAGTTGAGGACATTTTTGGCCCTGGCAGTTACAACATTGCCAAAGAGATGAGCGCAGGTGCGATGGGCAAGTTGAGCCGCGCAGCCGAAACGGCTGAGCGAGCTGGGCGCGCCACCGAACAAGCAGGGCAAGGGCAAGTTGCATTGCGGGATCTGCTGATTGAAAACCTTCCAAAGTGGCGGGTGCCTTGGGGGTTAAGTGTCAAGGGTGCTGCAATCAATCAAGCACTCGATAGGTTGGAAACCAAAGTCAGCAAAAAGGTTTGGTCGCAACTTGTCGAGGCGTCCAAATCTGCGGAAAGTTTTGATGATTTGCTGCGGTACGTATCGCCGTCAGAGCGCGCTCAAATACTGAAAATTGTTAAAGACCCGACGCAATATGGTCTGGCAAAGGGCGCTGCTGCTCGCGGCGTAGCCAATCAATTAGCGCCTGAACAAGAACCTGAAAATGCCCTTGCGAGGTAACGATGGCATCAGCAAACGAAGTGGAGGCTCGCTTGAACACGCATGAAGCGGTATGTGCAGAACGCTGGACTGAGACGATCCTGCGCATCAAGCGGCTGGAGCACATTCTGATCGGCACCGCCGGTGCTATCATCATGCTGCTCTTGGGGCTCGTGTTAAAGGTGTGAGATGCTAGACCCAATCAGTCTGTTGGCGACTGCGACTGCCGTCTTCAACGGGCTGAAGAAGGCGGTTGAGATTGGCCGAGAAGCCGAGGATGTCTTTGGCCAGCTCGGCAAGTGGGCCGGCGCCGTCAGTGACCTGCAAGAGTGGATGAACGGCGAGCAAGCCAAGCCTCCGCTCTTCAAAAAGCTCACCTTTTCCAAATCAGCCACCGTTGAGGCGTTTGACGCCTACGCCGCCCAGGTCAAGATCAAGGAGATGGAAAAGACGCTGTACCACTGGTTCCACTACGGACCGCTCCAGCACCTTGGCCGCGATGGCTACGTTGAATTTGTACAGATGCGGCGGCGCATCAAAGAGCAGCGCGAGAAGATGATTTACGAACAGATCAGGCGGCGCAAGAAGTTTATCAAGAACGCAAGTGACGCAGGTTTGATCGCCGTCGTCGTGGCCACAGGCGCGCTGATTCTCTTTCACATCGTCATGTTCATCGTCGACAGGTGGCCGAAATGAACTACATGGCCGTCCTGATGTTGGCCCTTGCGGAGGTTAGTTACTGATGCTACCCATCGTCGCTGGTATCGTATCTACCCTCATCCAGAACAATCTGCCCAAGGTCGCGCAAGCGGTCGTGGACAAGGGGCTCGACTACGTGCAGGAGAAGACGGGTGTTGAACTCAAGCCCGACATGAACGCCGAGGACATCACGCGCCTGCGCGAACGCGCGATGCAGCATGAAGAATTCATGGTCGAGCAGGCGAACAAGAACACGGCAGACGCCCGCGCGATGCAGATCGCGGCGCTCATCAACGGCAACGGCATCAGCAGATCGTTCGTCTACGTGCTGGCGACCTTCTGGTCGCTGGTCGCAGCGAGCTACATTTTTATGATTACGATGGTGACGATCCCCACCGACAACGTGCGCTTTGCCGACACGGTGCTGGGCTTCATCTTGGCGACCGTAGTGGCCACAATCCTCAACTTCTTCTTTGGCAGCAGCGCCGGCAGCAAGGCTAAGCAAGAGACGATCGAGAGCAAGAAATGAAAGAGAACTGGGAGCGGGCGCTGGCGGCTGTGCTGCATCACGAGGGTGGCTACGTAAACCACCCGTCCGATCCCGGCGGCATCACTAACCACGGCTGCACCAAGGCGACGTGGGAGAAGTGGTGCGGTCGCCCCGTGACCGAGCAGGACATGCGCGCTCTCCAGCCCAGCGACGTGGCGCCGCTCTACAAGGAGCGCTATTGGGATAAGGTGCGCGCCGACGATCTGCCGGCGGGCGTCGACTACGTGGTCTTCGATACCGCCATCAACTCAGGCCCAGGCCGCGCGGCCAAGCTCTTGCAAGAAGCAATCGGTGCAACGCCGGACGGCGCGATCGGCCCCATGACCCTCAAGGCCGTCGCTGCCACGCCGGCGTCTGACGTCATCAACAAGTTCCAAGACAATCGTCTTGTCTATCTTCAGACGCTGCCCACTTGGCCCACGTTTGGTCGGGGCTGGGCACGGCGCGTCGAAGAAGGTCGGGCTGCGGCACTACAGATGTCTCAATGAGCTTGTTGATATACCACTGAGCCTTCCGCAAGTCCTCAACGCCGTTCTTCTGTTTCCAGCGCCACAAGTATTTGATGGCGTTGGCGGTGCAAACCGCATCAAGCCCTTCCAGCCCTGCGGTCGCTGACGCGAGCGCGTCGATGCACTCCACGCCGCCGCGTGTGTAGTGCGGCGGGTGGTTCACCATGTCTACCATTTAGCTTCTCCCAGTTCAGTCATCATATCCGCGTGCGTGCGGGTACGAGTTGAGCATCGGTCGGTCGTAGGTGGCACGCTGTTCGGCTGGTGCGGGAGCGGCTGGCGGGGGAACGGCCATGCGACAGATGTGCCAGGTGCGCTGTTGGGTGCGCGCGATTTTGCCTGCTTGTTCGAGATCATTGAGTGCCTTATTGATGGTTGCGTGGCTGTAGAGAAAGTAATCCGCAATCTGCTTGGGCGTTACGGGCGTCTTGCGGTCCTTCAAGTACCGCTCAACTTTGGTTGCTGCTGTCATGCTGGATTCCAATCTGATGGCGCAACATCCGAGCCTCGACAACGACCGCTGCGCACAGGTCACGTGCGCGAGTGGGATCGTTGGCCATCATTGCCTCCCAAATCTCGTCCACGATTTGCTTCAAGTTTAGATAGCCTTCGCTGTAATCAACCACGTCCGACCTCCGATATGCGTGTGGGTTGTTGGGCGCGTGCCCACTTGTCATGGTACTCGGGAAGTTCCGACGGCGGCACCCAACCGTACCGGCGCCACGTCTTCTGCACGTCGGTCGCCACGCCTACGGCGTAGATTGCGTCGCACGTTTCAAGAGATCCAGCCTCTCGCGGGTAGTGCGTAATGCTGCCGCCCGCATATGCATCCGCTCGATCAAAGACACACGCTTCTTGCCTGCCAGTTCCGCTTCGATCAATTGCCATAGTTCGCTCTCCGTTAGTTGATTAAGCCTTCGTTGTAGTTCGCGCCAGTTCAATTCGCTTCTCCAGTTTTGCAATCTCCGCAAGCACCCGGTTGAGCGCGCGCTGAGCGGCGTTGAACTCCCGCTGCCGTATGCGCGCCTCGGCCCGAGCGGCCTTTAGCTGTTCAGTCCATCGGTTCATTTGAGCGCCTCTAGTGCCATATCAGATACCTCTCGTTTCTCATGTAAAGCCTTCCAAATCGTTTCATCCACCGTGCCCTCGGTCGTGAGCACATAGTTCAGCACGTCATGGCGCTGACCGCCTCGGTGCAGCCGACCGACCGCTTGTTCGTAAAGCTCCAGCGACCACGGCAGCGACATCCACACCATGCGCGATTGCCCTTGCAGGTTGAGCCCGTGGCCGGCAGACGCAGGGTGAACCGCCAGCATCTCGATCTGCCCCGCGTTCCACCGCGCGATCGAGTCGTCGTTGGTGAGCGTCTGCAAACGCGGGAAGCGCGCCTGTAGCCCGGCAAGCTCGGCCTTGAACTGATACCAGACCAGCATCGGTGCTCGCTGGTTCTCGGCGTGCAGGTCCGCGACCGCATCGAGCTTGTGGTCTGACAGCCAGACGGTTTGTCGGGCCGTGTCGTAGACAAACCCAGCGCTCATCTGTTGGAGCTTGGACGTCACCGCAGCCGCGT